GGAATGAGAATTCCAGAATCCCCGAACGTCCAGATGACTCCTGAACCAACAACCGCTCCCAAGGTGGCTTGCCGGAAGACCTGCCCAACTGCCCCGTCAGCAGTATGCCCGGCGAAGCCCGTGCATTGGGCTGGATTGGCCGCATCGTAATCGGCTTCGGTCAGACCGGCACCGACACCCGTGGCATTAGTGAACCGCGCCACGGCGACGGCTAGAGCCGTTGCCGTGGTGTTGAAGACGCCGATTTCGCGGATCTTGCCACCCACCGTGGCAATTCCGAATAGCGAGGCCATTGCTCGCAGGCTGGTTCCAACTACAGTGGCTCGCCCGGCTATCGAATGTCTCATTTTGGTTTCCTTAAAAGATTCTAACTAATGGTGGAGTCATGGGCTGCATGACAAGTATTACTGCGGCTACCGCCGCCACGAACTCCCAGCACCCCACGTCATACGCCGCTCCGCTGGGCCGGGCCGTGCCGGCTATGTCGATAGGGGCGTTCGTGGCGTCCGTTGTGCCCGTGTCGATCAACGCCGAGCCGGCCTTGAGCCGGAAGTCGCGGGTGGCGTCGTTGACGTTTTGGAAGGCGTTGGCGAACGTCGTTTGGGTAACGCCGGTAGTGCCTGAGATGTCGCTGTAACAGGTCGTGAAGTTGAAGGTTGCACTGCCGGCCTTAATGGCTTTCGTGCTGTCACCAGCGAAGATGGCACAGTTCTGAACGGTGACGGTGCCGGATGCACCGGAAAGGAAGATCGAAGTTGGTGCGGTGGCGTGGTCGTCGGGGGCAACGAAAGTACAGTTGTAAAATAGCGGGTTGGAGAGGCTAGTCGCAATGATGTGATCCGCACCAGACGCACGTTGAATGATGACGAGGTTTATGCAAGTCAAATCCGCAGTCGCATAAAGCACTCCAATTCCACTGTTCGTTCCGGTGTATTTGCCTTCCAAAATGAGATTTTTATAAATGACGGTTGCTGCGCTGCCAGAATTCAACGCCCTACCGCCGCTTCCGGTGGCACTGATTTGAAGGTTTGAGACACGATTTCTATTTTCGCTCGCAACAACGGTAATTGCGTTCGCGCTTGTTCCGAGAATTCCAGCCCCATTCGATGCGTTGTACTGAAGGGCGTTCGTTTGGACGTTCGCGTTGTCGCGGAAAGACGCACCGGCGACAGTAGTTAGGTGCTTGTAAGCCGCTGTATCGGTCGTGGTTCCGGCAAATGTTACCTGCGTTCCGGTTCCAGAAAACTCTTGATTCTGGCACTGACCTTCCCAGAGCACGCCGACATTATCTGCCGTACCGCTGGTTAAAACACAAGTTGCCCCGCTCGTTCCACCCGTCACCACGTCGCTTGCCGCTGGATTCCCGGCCGTAATCCCGTAGGTGACGTAGGTTCCAGTCCCGGCCCCAGTACTGTCCGTGTCTAGTAATTTGCCAGTCGCACCAGAGCCTACAAACGTCAGCGACTCGCCCTGCTGAAATGCAGCGACCAGAAACGTAGTCGCCGCCGACTTCTCCGCTGTCGTCAAGTCGGCAGGCGCGCCGTCTTCCCATAACTGGGGCGTGGAAAACTTCCCAGTAGTGCCGATAGTTTTGACAGCGGTTGTGGCGGCCATAACTAAACACCTGGAATAGTTCGTGGCGAATCAACCTCTGGGAAATCAACAAGATGCACCTTTTGTAGATGCCGCTTCGCTTCGATGTATTCATCCGACTCCAATAAGTAGCCCAACCGATCGTCGTCAAAATCAAACTGAAGACCATCCCAGTCAGGGATAGTGACTTTCAAGTGGTTGATGTGCTTGACCAGCGCTCTCAGTAATACCAGTTCGTAAGTTTCGTCCATATTCAAGTCCTTGTGATGGTCACAGCGTCGATTTGGGCCTTGGTGGCAGTCGTGCGGTTACGCCACTGCCCAGTGCTGATAACTCCGATGTCCAGCGTCATGTCCTTGCGGTGGGTCATTACGCCGTTGGCATCGAAACGGCTAACGAATAGGTGCAACAAGTCCTCACACGGCACGCCCGGCACATCGACGAAACGGTACTGGCCGCAGTTCAGTTCGCCAGGCCGCCAGACCCAGCCATCTTCTTTCATCTCCACGATGTCGCCGGGCCGGGTCCGCAGCGGGGTCAGCGCGGCATCGGTGGGATGGTCGTTGGACAAAATTCTAATGCAGAGGCGGGCCATTATTTCACCTTCAATCCACGCCGCTGTTCTTGCGGCAGGTCGATTCTGGCGGCAAGCTCAGGGTCGTACTGTGTCCACGTGTCGCGCAGGGCGACAGAATGCACGCTCCGCATGACGCTATCACTATCGTACCACGTCGTCACGAACCCGCCGCGATCCCAATCGCGAGTGGGGGCCTGGCAACGTGGGTTCACCATGCGCCAGGCGGTGATTTCCTCACCTCCCCGTGGCGTCACGTCGGTGAAAATCAATTGAGTGAAGACCAGCCGGCCATCGCCATCATAGTAGCGGTTCACTTCGATCAATGAGACCGATTCGCGCGTCACGTCGTCGCGCGGCAGGATGGACACGGCGATGACGATGGCGGCGAGCATCAGCTATCCAGTTTCACAACGAGATGGCCGTCGTGCGTGACAAACACTTGCGGGGCCAATTGCCGGCCACGCTCCAAATCCTCGCGAGTGAAATCGCGCCGGCCGTAGATCGGGCTGGCGTTGTTCTGATTGGCCCGGAGCTGCTCATTTTCCGAGACCAGCAGCCCCATAGCTGAAATCATGTCGGCGGCGGTGGGCTGGAGTTCGTACATTGGTCACTGGGGCGGACGCGCAATTCACGTCCGCCCCTAAACGATACACGATGACTACAGGAGTTGAGCCGCGCCCCACCAGTCGAGCTTGAGGTTGAGCGCCGCGTCTCCGGCCTGGTCCTTGATTCCGATGATCGGCGCCAGGAACACGTCGTCGGGGAACGTAGCGGCATCGACTTCCGCCGCCGTTAGCCGCGCCGGGGTGATGTTGCCGCCCGGAAGGGCGTTGTTGACATACCACTCCACCGTCTTCGGATGGGCGCGGTAGCGGAAACCGAGCTTAACGTAGGTGGTGGCCACAAGCGTCGCCAGAGCGTTCAGCTTCGTCTTCGTCGCACCATCCTGGTACGTCTGGCCATCCGCCTTGTAGGCACCGTCGAAATCGGCACCTTCGGCTTTCAGATGGACAAAGCCGAGGAAGTTCTTGTCGGCGAGAGCAGTGGTATCGACGAACAGGCCGTCAGTGGCACCCATGCCAACTTCGCCGAGGCCGACGCCGATGTCCCACTTCGCCGCCGTGATCGCGGACAGACTGAAGCGGGCCTCGAACACCAAATCCTTGTCGGCCAGCTTGAACGGAGCGCCAAGACCGCGGCCCCACTGAAGAACCGCTTCGTCGTTGTCGGCGTTGCCGTCCAGGGCCAACTGAACCAGCCCCTTTTCGTCGGCCGTGTCGGCGATCTGCTCGACCGTGCAGCCGGCAGCTTCCAAAATCAGGTACGGCCCCTCCAGGGTCGCAGCCTGAAACGAATGGAAGTTGTCAAAGAACCCGAAGGCTGGATTCCCGCTGGGTGTCGTCCAATGAGTTCCATGCGGACCCATGTTCGCCGGAGGCGCAAAGCCCCTCCACAAACGACCAGAGGGCAGCCTGGTATCGAAATCATCGAAGGTCAGTAACATGGCGATCGTTCCTTTTTGTTAGCGGGAGTGTCCCAGCCAAGGGTGGGCGTTTTCCCTGAGTGAAGCAAAAAATGGGGGCTCCTATTTTCCGTCGCTGCCCCCGTGCGACGCTACGGCCGTCCTGCGGATGAGTTCAGGACTAGGTAGTTTCGGTGACTGTCTCGGTGCAGTAGCCGCGGAAATTCGCCCGGCGGTTAAAGCACACCATCTGAACCGAGTCGTCCATGCAGCGGACGCGGACGTTGCTCATCTCGGGGTGCTGGAACGCTTTCCGCTTCCGCATCACACGGCCGGCGGCGTAATAGCACTTGAACGTCGTCCAGTTGACTCCCAAGATAATCCCGTCCGTGCGGGCGTTCTGGCTGGCACTGTTCGTCCAGGCGGGAACCCAGTTCAAGGGCACTCCCCGGATATAGACCGTTCCGCTATGCGCGGCCATGTCGTCGCCGATATTGTCGTTGCCCAGTTGGAGCAAGCGACGAGCTTGAGCCAGTCGCGAGTGCGTGGTAAGCAGCTCCCAGTTCGGCTTGCCCTGGGAAACGATGTCCGGCCGCTGGACCGGGGGCTCGAATTCGCAGAGGTCCATCGAATTGATGACCTTCTCCACGAAATCGTCGCGATCGACAACCGTGTAGGGGAACGTCCGGTTCCGCCACTGGTCGTAAGCGACGGCCGAAACCCCACCGACTCCGTTCGATCCCCAGCCCACTGGCTCGTAACCGTCGAAGCCTTCCTCGGAGTTGTTCTCCGTGGTGCTGTCGTCCGTCGCGGTAATCCACCACAACAGCGAGACGGGCGGAAACGGCGATTGGGTCGGACTCGAAGGACCAGGCCCGAACAACAGGTCTTCCATGCCGGTGTAGAACGACGTCATCAAGTCCCTTTCCAGAGACTCCATGTAGTCGTAAATCTGCCGGCCGCCAGTGCGGAAGATTTCCTCGTCGATGTCGTAGTGGTAGTTGTTGGTCGTGAGACCCCACTTCATCGAACCTTCGTCGAGGACGTTCACGCGATTGGAACTGTCGCGATGGTACAGCCCGACAACTTGGAAGTTGTCGTTGGTGCGTACCTTGATTTTGAACTTGCACTGCGAAGTGCTCATCGTGTCCTTCTTGATGCTCTTGTCAAAAAGGCGCGATGCGTACTTGTAGTTTTGCAGCGGCAGGGAAATGTCCTGCGCCGCAAGACGATCTTCACCAGCGAATTTCTGGTGAATGGAATTCACGAAGTCGTCGATTTGTTCAATGCCGAGTGCCATGCCTAATCCTTATGGTCAGGCCCGCTCAAGCTCCTTGTAGAGCCGGTCGGCTTCATCCCGCGGGTCGTCCCGCGGGTCTTGCGGGCGGGTCGCTCCGCCGCCTTGCCGGCCGTTGCTCTGCTTGGAAATTTTACGGGTTCTGTTTTTGAGGTTGTGTTTGTCGAATTCCGAGGAGAAGACCATTGGAGCTGCTCGGCTGACTAACGATCCCATTTCGACATCTCTGCCGAAAGTGCGGTAGCCTGCCTGAAGCACCCTGGCCTGCGCCATCACCTCTTCACGCTTTTTCAATTCGTCCGGCGTTTCCTTGCCGGTAGTTCCGAATAGCTTGGGCATGTCGAGTTTGTCGATGGCAGAATCGAACTGCTGCTCCTGCGCCTTGGCGTCCGATTCTAGGAATCGTTCTTCCAGGGCTTTGAACCGCGTTTCGAGTTCTTCACGACGGGCTTCGTAATGATCACGCATCCGCGTGAACTCATTGACGATCTCCTCGTCATAGACGGCCTTGTCCAACTTGGGCTCATACTTGCCGTCCGCAGCTTCGGGTTTCCCTTCGGCTTTCGGGTCGGCTTTGGGTTCTGCTTCCTTCTTCAAGAACTGGCCCTTGGCGTTTCGGCCAGTGGCTTTGTCGCCCTCTTCGGCCAGTGCCTTGCGGCCGGCTTCCAGTGCGCTCTTGTCGAAAAGTCGCAGCGCCCGATCCAACTCCTCGCGACTGGTGAAATCGGCAAGCTCCGATTCCTCGATACCATACGCGGCAACCTCGGCTTTCAGGTCGTCATCCAGCCACTCGGCCTTCGACGACTCTTCTTCACCGGCATCTTTCACCTCGCCTTTGCCTTTCGGCTTGGCGGCATCATCGCCGGACTTTTTCTCGGCGACGGGTGTTTTGTGTTCGTTGTCGGCGTGCTCGACGGTGATCCGCGCATCATCCTTCTCGGTCCCAGCGCGCTCCGCCTGCACTTCTTCGACAACTTGATCGACGTAAGTTTTCACATCTTCCGTCGTGCTCTCTTGGGTCAGCTCTTCGAGTGCCATGTCAGTCTCCTTGCCCCTATGCGTCCCCGTATCCGCCGTCTGTGTCATGCAAATTAAAGCCGCGAATCTCGCTGAGTGCGCGAATCAAGTGATTGCGTCCGCGACGGCTGGTGATTCGCGCCTGCCCGCTATCTAAAATCTTAACACCTTGGATGCCTTCTGACTCTATCATTTGGCGCATTGCCGGGACTTGCTTTTTCATGCAGCCAAGCCCCTCGGAAATTAGCGGGTCGTGTTCGGAGTAGGTGTTCGGCACGAAATAACTTCCGCCATTGAGGTAGTCCGCGCGGCTCCCGGCGACAAATTCCTCTCTCGTCACTTCCTGGCCGTTGAGGATGTGCTTGATCTTGCTCATGCTGGTCTCCTCCCCATCATGGCCTTTTGCTGGCCGTTCACACCGGACGACTTTCCTCCCAAGAGGGACTGGATGAGCACGTTTGATCTGGCTTCCTGGGTTCCTCCAGTTCCGACGTTTTTCCTCACCGTCTCCCTGGACGTGACAGCCGGCGAGCGCACCGTGTTCTGATCTCCGCCGAGCATCATGGCCGGAGCTGCGAACGTGATGAACCGCTTGAACTCGGGCCGGTTCTTCAGTCGAGCGATTTCATCGACGATGGCTTCCGCATCGAGCGTGGCTCCCGACGCCTGAAACATCGGCCAAAGAGGTGCAATCTGCTGGAGGACTTGAAAAAGCTCTTGGAGCTTTTGCTCGGGAGTTTTGAAGACCATCGAGTAAGGCTCGACCTTGAACTCGTAATCTTCAAACGCACCCATGCGATTCTCAGGAGTCCAGTTACTTGAGACATTGATTCCACTATTTCCAACTGGGATCGACGACTGAAGCTCAAGGGTCTGGTCCTCCCACATCAACTGACCGAGATCGAGAATGCAGTCTCCAGCGAAGCTCACCACAGCCATTCGCATGTCGGCCACGTTCCGTGATAGCTGGCCATGAATCAGTTCCTCTTGTCCGAGCGTGGCAGCCTGCGGACCCAGGCCGCCCATCGCCGGAAGATTGCCGGCGAAGCGGTCGTACTCGTCCTGAATGAACGTCGCCAGGGCCATGTCCCGCTGATCTATCCCACCGACCTCGACCTGTTGAATCGACTTCGGATCGTTCATGCGACTCCACGCATTTCGCTCTGCGGTTCGTATTTTCTCGGCATCGTCTGCACCACTTGGAGGATAGACATTCACCACGCGATGCGCGTCGGAATCATCCTCCATCCGCCGATGGAGTCGGTTTTGCAGATCGTGCATTCCCTTCAGGTTGATGGCCGGTGACGTCGGGATCACGTTGTCTGGCGTATCTCCCAGCGACAGAAACTTGTACGGCCCGGCCTGAGATCCGGTCCAATCCCGTTCAATCAAAGGCTCCAAATCCTGATCGCACGCCAGCGTGACGACCGACTTATTCTCGGCAATCCAAACATCCTGAAGCCACAGCATGTCCTTCAGGTCGTCGTCTTGCGCTTGACCGTGCTCCGAAGCGATGTCGCGCACAGCGCCGACGGAATCGTAATGATCCCGGCTGGTCGGCTTCAGCTTGTTCTTGACCTTCTTGCTGTAGCCTGGCTCGTCCATGACCTTCTCGTAGTCGGCCCGATACCGATGCCCGCAGTACCGCATCTTGGTCAGTTCTTTGGCGGGCATGTCGAGAATAAGATCGTCGAACGACACTCGGTTCAGCCACGGCTCCCCAGGATCGAGCCACACGTCCTCCTCGGATTCCAAGAGTCCGTGGAATCGGGTGTCGGTGTCGCGCATCATCACGACTCCACAGCCCAGGCAGAAGAACGCATCCAGCACGATCGCCCGGAACGTCTGCGACAGGTTCATGTCGCCGATCAGCTTGTTCAGGTTGACCTCGAAGCGTCGCGCGAACGGGTAGGCTTCATCCCGCGGAGTGGAGACGAGCACCTGGGGATTGTTCGCGGCCAGAGCGACCGTGTAGATACGCGCGGTCTGATTCATCAGGTTGACGAGAGTTTTATTTCTCGCGCCGGATTCGGAATACCAAGAGCCCACGTAGTCTCTGACCAGTTCCTTGCGAACCCGGCGAAACGGCTCCATCGCATCACGCGACGATTTAATCGCCTTCAGGAGACGGCCGCGCTTTTCGTCATTCTGAAGGTCGATCATTTCTGGAACTCAGCGTGAACCAGCGCCGTTAAGCGGCGGCCTCTTGTTTCTTCGGCGACTTGTCCTTCAGCAATTGCTTCGCGTGGGCCAGGTTCAGCGCCGCTTGTGAGACCTTCATGGCTTCGTCGGGATTCATGTTCACACGAATCATGCCCAGAACCTTCTCAATCGCCGAGTCAATCTTCTCGTCCATCGGGTTTTACCTCCGAGAGTTTAGAACAGAACTACGTCGCGGATTCCGAAATTCGGGCTCCCATCACCCGGCCTCCGCTGCTCCCGTTGCTCTCGCCACAGGAAGCTGCCGTACTGGGGAGTTTCCCCAGTTTCCTCGCTGGTGTCAATCTTTCCTTGCGGATGATCGCCGGAATAAATCAGCCAGGCCACGCCCATAGAAATCGCGCGGTCGCCGTGATTCGTCTCGACCGCGTTGCGGTTTTTGGTCGGCGCGTGAATGATCTTCCCCTTCTCCCACTCATATTCTCCGCACTCGCGAATCAGTTCTTCGGAACGAATGGTCAAGTCCCCCGTCTCCATTCCCAGGGCCATTTTCTCGAACAGGTCCGCCTTGTCCTCGCTGTTCCTGTTCGACCAGCCGGCCTTTCTCGACTTCCTTCGGGAGCCGATCTCTGGAACTTCGCGGTAGAAAACATTCCCGTAGCAAATGACTTCCATAATCTCCTTGGCAAAGGGCGCAGCCATCCCCGAATCTTCCCAGCCCAGAAATGCATTCCTGAGCCACATGCACAACCCCACCACCACCCGCGCGAACTTAATCAGCTCCATTCCCTTGATAACGTATTCACCGACCTGTTCGCCGGTGCGGTCGTCGATGATGTTGGCCACCGAGTTCGACGAGTAGGCCCCGTCCGAACCAACGGCCATGTCGCACCCCACGGTGTACGGCCCCAGCGGAG